ACGAACCTTATCCTTATCACAACAAAGGAGTCAATATCAAAGTCAATCTTGAACCTGGACAACCATCACCTCCACCGGGTGCTGTGCCTGTACCAGCCGGCGTGGTCATTAGAGCAAAATGAAACAATACTCATTTACTTTTGGGGGTAAAACTTTTCAGGTTGATGTGCCCACTGGACTCACTGAAGCTCAAGCACGACAGATATTTGATCAACAGGCCAAGACTGGTGCATTGGTTGGACTCAAACCAGGAGACATAATTGATGCTGCCAGTCAAGCTGCTGCTTCAGTGCCCGGTGCCACAGCACAATTCACACAGGCTCTCAGCGGAATACCAGGCAGTGTGCAAGGTGCGTTGACATCGCCAGACGCCAAAGCTGGCTTGACCAGTGCAATAGATCAAGGCAAACAAGTGTTGTCCAACATTACCAAGTCACTGTCTTCAACTCCAGTGACCAACGGAATAAGCATACCAGAGTTTGCCAAACAAGCACAGGCCTTGGTGCCAATTCAAGGACTCAGCAGTGTGGATGTGCGAGCAGGATTGAGTCAGGCAGCAGCTTTGATAGGACAAGCACCCACTGAAATCAGCAATGCCTTGGGTGTGGGGCAGTTTGGATTTGATGCCTCACAGTTGGAAACAGCTGGCTTGCTCAAACCAGGCACTGCCAGTGCATTTTTATCTCAGGGTGCCAATGAGCTGTCATCAATACTGCAAAGTCCCACAGTGTGGACTGGCGCAGGTGGCATCAAAGACCTGGATAGTTTTTTGTCCAACCCAGCAGCCCAGAACTTGACACAACAGAACTTGATGAATTCAGGATTGACAGCAGTAAAGCAACTGGGTCTTCCCATAGACAAACTGGACAGCAAAGCCTTGGCTGGGGTGGCACTGAATGCAGCCAAATCAGTGGAGACCACACTGGAATGGGCCAAGGGACAAGCTCTTTCTGCAGATGTCAAGGCCGAGTATGACACCTTGGCCAAAGATGCAGCGTTTGCTGTGGGAGTGGCTCAAGAAAAACTCAATGATGCACTGAAACAAGAAGAATTTGCTGTGCCGTCAGAGAACACAGTGGACCGTGCCACCTTGGATGCTGCTGTCACCAGATTGTTTGGCAATGACAAAATCCCATCCTTTGAATACGGCAGCGGAGAACGTGACGAAGCACTGGATGGCCAGTACAAAGATCTACGCAAACAATGGTCAGATATCAATGACAATGTCCTTGCTGCAAAAATTAGAAGCACCTCAACAGCAGAAAATGCACAGGCCAATCTTGGCAAGGCCAATGGTTTCCTGGCTCAGAGTCGAGCACTGGAAGGCCAACTGAAAAGTCTACAACAACAGGCAGCTGCCAAACTCAACATTGGGCTTGCTTTTGACATTGGAGTATTGCTGGCTGAAGTTCAGGCTGTTATCAATCAAATTCTCTATGCCACCATACCTTGGTTGCGCAGTTTGTCAAATCCCAATGCCCCGCCAGCCACACCTTTTTAAGCCATAAATATCAGTATGACCACATACATTGGCTTCAATACTATCAATCAAAACAAAAAATTCACACTCACAGATTTTGAGTTGATTCAACGTGATCTTTTGAATGCTTTCAGCATTCGCCAAGGAGAACTGCCTGGCAGACCCAGTTACGGAACCACAGTGTATGAATATCTTTTTGAAAACCAAGCTGATCAAATGCAACAGGCCATCAAGGATGAAATACAACGTGTGGCGTCAGGAGATCCACGCTTGTTTCTCAATGACATACAGGTTTTCCCACAAAACAATGGCATTTTGATACAGTTGGAAATCACAATAGTACAGACCACCGAAGCCAAAATACTTGCTATCTTTTTTGATGCACAGCAACAAACTGCCGGCTATGTATAACTGCGCCGTTTTCTTTGTCAATAAATAACTCTAGAGGCACAGAGATCAATGGCAACCACCACAAGACAGACCGCAGTATTTGGCGTAGAGGACTGGAAACAGATCTATCAAACCTATCGCGAAGCGGATTTTCAAAGCTACGACTTTGAAACACTACGCAAGAGCTTTATTGATTATCTACGATTGTACTATCCTGAAACATTCAATGACTACATTGAATCCAGTGAATTTATTGCCTTGCTGGATGTCATGGCGTTTATGGGCCAAGCTCTTGCATTTCGTACAGATTTAAACACTCGTGAAAACTACATAGACACTGCTGAACGTAGAGATTCAGTGGTACGTTTGGCAGACCTTGTGAGCTATTCAGCCAAACGCAACACTGCTGCTGAAGGATATCTCAAAGTTTTCAACGTCAGCACTACAGAAAACGTGGTGGACTACAATGGAATCAACTTGAGCAATGTCACAGTGAACTGGGCTGATCCTACCAACCCTGATTGGCAAGAACAGTTCACAGCCATTATCAATGCTAGTTTGGTAGACAGTCAAAAAGTTGGTCGCCCAGGCAATCGACAAAGCATATTGGGTGTGCTCACTGATGAATATGCCGTCAATCTAGTACCAGGATTTTTGCCAGTGATTCCGTACTCGTCCACAGTGGATGGTATCAACATGCAATTTGAAGCAGTGACTTCTACGTCAGTGGGTCAAGATTATGTGTACGAACCTGCACCTGTGCCCAGCACAGCATTCAATGTATTGTTTAGAAACGATCAACTGGGATTTCAATCAGCCAACAACGGCTATTTCTTCTTGTTCAAACAAGGTGTGTTGCAGAATCAAGACTTCAACTTGGCTGAACGCATTGCCAATCGCACTGTGGACATCAACATCGAAGGTGTGAACAATGAAGATCGTTGGTTGTTCCAATTGGACAATCTTGGCAACATTGCTCAAGAATGGCAATACGTTGAGAATATCTATCAAGCAGCAGCCGAAAGATCCACACAACTGTTGCCCACTTATGCTGTGACTTCTAGAGCCAATGACCAAATAACTTTGATTTTTGGTGATGGTGTGTTCTCACAGATCCCAGTGGGCATATTTCGTGCGTATGTGCGAGCCTCAAACGGGTTGCAATACATTATCAATCCTGAAGAAATGCAAAATGTTGTGCTGCCCATCAGCTACACTGACCGCAACGGCAACTTGCAGACCATCACATTCACCTGTGGCATCACACGTCCTGTATCAAACAGCCAGGCACGTGAACCCATTGGAGAAATCAAGCAACGTGCGCCCGGCAGATACTACACACAGAATCGCATGGTCAACGGCGAAGATTACAATATATTTCCTTACACACAATACAACAGTATTATCAAAAGCAAAGCACTGAATCGTGCGTCAATTGGTACCAGTCGATACCTTGACTTGATTGACAACACTGGCAAGTACTCATCAACCAACACATTCAGCAGTGATGGAGGTATGTGGCGCAGTTTGGTGTTGCCTACTATATTGTTCAGTTTCAACAATAGAAATGATGTGGCTGATTTGATTACCAATCAAGTGCAACCAAATGTGGCGTCAGCCATTGTGCGACAATTCTACTATTCTTATTTTCCACGAGAGTCTACCAATACAGGCAGCACCACAGGTACTACCTGGAATCAAAGCACCACGTTGGCCAATGAAACCACTGGTTACTTTGTAAACGCAGCTGGGCAACCTATACCCATTGGCAGTGCAGTGTCAACAATATTCAGATATGTGGTGGTAGGAAGTTTGATAAAATTTGTTCCGCCTACTGGATATTATTTTGATCGCAACAACCGACTGGTACAAGGAGTTCCCACTCGAGCCGACGAAACGCTGCAGATATGGGCAACTCCTCAACAGATCGTGGGTGATGGATACAACAGTGGAGCAGGCAACTTGTCATCGGGTGCTGGTCCAATTACCATCAACAATTTTGTGCCCACTGGTGCTATCATAGACACAGTGATACCAGCATTTATCACTGATTTGCCCACAGTGTTGCAGGTACAAATGGCCGATCAGATTTTGCTTTTACGCAATTTTGGACTGGGCTACGACAGTGAAGGCACCATAACAGGCACCGCGGCAACCTGGTATTTGATACTTGGTGCCAACTTGGACCAAGACGCTCCTTGGAGCCAACAATATGCTGGCAACACGTCAGGCGCTGGCCTGGATGCTTCTTGGTTGGTGCAATTTGTGGTGGTCAATCAAAATTACACCATTACCTTGCGAGGCCTGGCCTACAACTTTGGCTCAGTGCTACAAACTCGCTTTTTCTTCTATGAAGATCAACTGGTGTACGACAGCCGTACCGGCAGTGTGATCAAAGACTTTATCAATGTGTTGGCAGTCAACACACAACCTGACAGCACTGATCCATTGCCAGGCGACATTTATACCACCATCATTGGTCAGCCGGTGGAAAGTGATGGCTACGTGGATGACTTCCAAGTGTTGATCAGTTACAGAGACAGTGACAATGATGGCGTGCCTGACAATCCTGATTTCTTTGAAGAAATTGTAGGCACTGCTACCAACCCAGGCAACCTGATCTTCTTGCAACGCACATTGGACTTTGACAATTTACAACGATACTTGTTGACTGAACCAGGACTGGTAAATTATGATTACGGCACACTTGAAGAATTAGAATTAGTAAAAACTGCTTGGAGCCCAGGGCAAGTTTTTTATGCCTATCAACAAGGCACATTTTACTTGTTGGCCATCAGCTTGACTGGAGTTAGAAGCCTGGTATTGCAAACTGCTGGTGATTACATAGCAAGAACTGGTCGTCAGGAATTGTATTTTCAATATCGACATAACTCGCCACTGACCAATCGCATTGATCCTGGATCAACCAACATAATTGACTTGTATGTTGTGACACAGAGTTATTACACTGCCTATCAAAACTGGTTGCGTGATACCACAGGCACGGTGGAAGAACCGGCTGCACCTACCATCAATGAACTCAGCACTGAATATCAAAATCTACAAGACTATAAAATGATTTCTGACAACATGGTAATTAATTCTGTATCATTCAAACCGTTGTTTGGTGCCAAAGCAGCTCAGCAGCTTCGCGCCACCATCAAAGTTATTCGTGCTCAAAACAGCACAGCCAGCACCACAGAAATCAAGAGTTCTGTCCTGGCCGAGATGAATACATATTTCAGCATTGACAAATGGAATTTTGGAGACACGTTTTATTTCTCAGAACTGGCAGCATATTTGCACAGACAATTGGGAACCATCATCAGTTCAGTTGTGTTGGTACCGTTGGATCAACAAAAGAGTTTTGGTGATCTGTATGAGATACGCAGTCAGCCCAATGAAATTTTTGCCAATGCAGCCACCATAGACAACATTGATGTGATTGAAGCTTTGACCAGTTCTAATCTACGCACTGCACCAGGCAGCGGGGTAATATAATGGCACGACAACGTTCAGTTGATTTTCTACCAGCAATTTTTCAAACACCAGTCAACAAGCAATTTTTGGCTGCCACGCTTGATACCATGGTGCAAGAGCCCAAGTTCAAGAAAACTCAAGGGTTTATCGGTCGCACAGTAGGACCTGGTGTCAACCCCAAAGACAGTTATGTGGTAGAGCCTGACAAAGTTCGTCAAGAATATCAACTGGAACCGGGTGTGGTGATTCTTGAACCTGGCACCAAAAAAGTCAAAGATGCCATCACTTATCCTGGCATAAACGATGCCATTGAATTTGAAGGTGGCGACGCCAGCAGACCTGACTTATTGTATCAAAGTGATTACTACACTTGGGATCCGTTTATCAATTATGATGCGTTCATAAATTTCAGTCAATACTACTGGTTGCCCAGTGGCCCTGACCCAGTATCAGTGGCTGCACTAGGAGTGCCTAGTGAGTACAATTTCACAGTCACACGTGAAGACGGAGTATATTCGTTCTCAGGACAACCTGGCACCAATCCCACGTTGGATCTTGTGCGTGGAGGCAGTTACACTTTTCAAGTGGCACAAAACACCAAGGAAACTGAAAATTTCCGTGTGACCAACATAGGCACCACCAGTTATCAAATTGATTTTCAATCCAATCCTACTTTGGTGTTGGCACGGGGCAATACCTACGTGTTCAACCTCAACCTCAATGGGGACTATCCATTCTGGATCAAAACACAACAGAGTTTGGGCACAGGCGATGCCTACAACTCAGGAGTCAGTAGAAATGGCAGCGCATTTGGGCTGGTAACATTTGTTGTGCCTCAAGATGCTCCAGACACTCTTTATTACGTCAGTCAAAATCAAACCAATTTGCGTGGTGTGATCAATGTGATTGACGGCACACCTGGCACCGGTCCTGGATTTTTCATACAGACCAATCCTGGCGTCAATGGCAAAGTGATCGCAACACCCAACCTCAGCAGCAGAGATGTGCTGGGGGTCAGCAACAACGGTGAAGATCTTGGCACAGTCACATTTGAAGTGCCGCTGAAAAACGCACAACAATTTTATTACACACTGCCTGACGTGGGCCCAATAGATCTCATGACTGAACTACAGTTTGATCAGATCAACAACAAACCATTGCGACAATTCATCATTGACAACAATGGCATTGACGGAATTACCTATTTGACCAGCAGAACACTGGTATTCATCAACCCAATATTAGATGCCGAAGGCGGTGGCTGGTTGGAAACCACATTGTTTGATCCATTGGTCAGACTGGACTCATTGAACGGACAACCGGGCAGCTTTGACACCATTGAATTTGATCAAGCCACTCCAATTCCTTTCAACAACAGATATCAACGTTGGCAGATCAACATTGTGAACAGACAAGGTGTGGACTACATCAGTCTGGCCAACATTGGCAATATCAATGTGAATGAAAAATTCACAGTGGCCTACGGCACCAAATTCAGCAATACTTCATGGTACAAAGGCGGCAGCGGATACTTTGAACAAATTCCTCTGTTGTCTGCCACACTAGACACCTTGTATTATCAAGACGGCACCGATCCCGAAATATTTGGACGAATCAGATTGCGGGATCAAGCTCAGACAGACACTATTTTCATTGACCAGATTCTAGGACAAGCCAATTACACAGCACCCAATGGTGTTGAGTTTACAAATGGGCTCAAAGTTAAATTTACAGGACAAGTCGAGCCTGCAAGTTACGGCTCTGGCAATACTACGATCATATACACCGCTACCATATCTGGCGGCAATCTCATTACTTGTAACAGCACAGCTGGTTTGTATGTGGGCGAACCCATTGTGTTCACTGGTACCACCCTTGGCGGTATTGTGGCAGGACAAACTTATTATATTGAAACCCTCACAGCCAATGGTCTGCAATTTGCCATTGCATTGCAGCCAGGCGGCGCTCGAGTGCAGTTGACCACAGCCAGCAGCGCAGGTTTTTCTGCCGTGGCCATCAGCGACAAACAATACTATGTCAGCGGTGTGGGCACTGCTATTGAACTGTTGCCTGTTACAGATTTTGTATGTCCAGAAACCTACATCGTTGATGCCAATGACAGCACCATTGCCACAGAACCCGGCGAGATAGACTACATCACCATTAACCGTGCCAGCAAAGATCTCAATGCCTGGACACGCAGCAATAGATGGTTCCATTTGGAAGTAATTCAAGCCACTGCACAGTACAACAACACTGTAGCTGAACTAGACAATCAATATCGAGCCAAACGTCCCATTGTTGAGTTTCGTTCTGGTATCCGGCTGTTCAACATGGGCACCGAAAGCAAAGCACCAGTTGACATAGTTGATTTTGCAGAAACTGATGCACTCAGCAACATTGAAGGATCAACTGGTTATACATATGACGGTTATACATTGGTCGATGGCTCACGAGTGATCTTTGCTGCTGACGAAGATCCCGAAGTAAGAAACAAAATTTTTCAAGTACAATTGATCAGTCCAGATACTTCGCCGCCCATGGGCGCACCTTATTCTGGTCCACAGCCCATAATTCACTTGGTGCCGGCCAGTGATGCAGAAGTTTTGATTGATCAAACTGTGGTAACTCTTGATGGTGCAACCTCAAAAGGACTGACCTATTGGTACAACGGCAGTGCGTGGACAGTGGCACAACAAAAAACATCAGTACAACAACCTCCACTGTTTGACGTGTACAATCTTGACGGTGTGAGTTTTTCCAATACCAACACATATCCATCTACCACTTTTGTGGGGTCAAAATTGTTCAGCTATGCCATTGGGGACAGTGGTATACTAGATCCAATTTTGCAGTTTCCTTTGCGATATCTCAACATCAACAACATTGGTGA